CTGTTAGGCCCGGCAGTCGGAAGGTTCACAGCAGAGGTCTTAAATCCTATTATTATAAGGACAGTAGGTATTCTCTTTAGAAGGGGCAAGCTCCCTGAACCACCGCAGGAGATAATAGAAGACCCCACTTATGAGATAGATTTCGTAGGACAGTTAGCCCAAGCACAGAAGAGAAGTGAGTTAAACTCCATAGTAACCGGCCTTACAATGGTAGGACAGATGGCGCAGATGGTTCCTGATGTGTTAGACAAAGTCAACACCGACAGGACAGTAGATGAGATATGGTCAGTTACCGGAGCGCCTGTTCAGTTACTAAGAGACGACTCCGAGATACAAGCTTTAAGGGAAGCAAGGGCAGAACAAGCCGCACAGGTAAATCAGATGCAACAGATGGGTTCAGGCGCAGCAATAGCCAAGACAGCTTCAGAGGCAGAGAGGAACTTCAGAGAGTCTAAAGGAGGGCAGACTGTATGATTGAGATAGCAATTTATCTTGCCCCTAATTGCTTTACACTTGCTGGTCCAAAAGATGAAATGGATAAATTGATAAAAGCGATTAGGGAATATATAAGGAGTAAAAAATGAAGATAGACTTTACTGATTTAGATTATGTAAAGGCTTTGCAGTCCGATTTAAGGACAGATGTCGGTAAGAGGTTTATTGAGTTCTTGGATGAAGCCTGCGGATACGACCAGTCTATCTTTGAGCCTACCGACAGGGATTTGTGTTTAATCAACGATGGGAAGCGCCAAGTAGCGGCTACTTGTCATACGCTTCTCAAACTATCGCCAGAGGATTTTGTCCGGCTGGCAAAACAAAAGGAGGGTTAAATGCCTAAAGGGACAAAAGTCCATAACCTTTATACGAAGTTGCTTACACAAGGTTATTCTAAGGGTTCTGCGGCACGCATAGCGCAAGCCAAGACAGGACAGTCTTTACAGACAGGAAAACCCCCAAAAAAGGAGAGGTAAAATGGAAAATCTTGACCCAGTAGTGGAAAATCAAGACCCAGTAGCACCCGCAGCACCAGTAGCAAAAGCGCCAGCGTTTAGCTGGAAGAGTCAGATTGACAAGGACTTAGCATCAAGCCCTACCTTACAAAAGTTTGCAGATACATCTGAAGGGTTAGGGGAAGCGGTAAAGTCGTATGCCTCTTTGGAGAAACTGTTAGGACATGAGAAAGTCCCCATACCAAAGGACGCAAACGATGTGGAAGGTTGGAGTCGTTTTTCAAAGGCAATGGGAATACCGGACAAAGCAGAAGGCTATGGACTGCCTGATGTTGATATACCGGAGAACCTAAAGGGTTTAAGTTTCAACAAACAGCAGTTTGCAGAGATAGTCCATGCGCACAAACTAACACCTGCCCAGGCTAAAGGTCTGTGGGAGACTTATACCAACCTCTCTAAAGAAGCCTATAGTAAGGCTTTGGCAGAACACCAGAAGTCTTTAGAGAATGTAGTCAACCAGTTAAGAAGCAAATGGGGAGACACCTACGAGGCGAATATTAACTTAGGGCAGACAGTCATAAACAAGTTTGCCGGCTCAAAGGAAGAGAACGACTACCTGACTTCCATACTGACTAAAGACGCAAGGGCGGTAGAGTTCTTAGCCCGGATAGGCAATGAGTTTGCCGAGAACAAGGTCGGGGAGTTCTCACACCAGAGGTTTAGTTTAGCCCCTGAAGAAGCACAGAGAGAGATTGACAAGATTACATCTGACCCTAATCACCCGTATCTAAACGACAAGGCGAAACCTTTTGAAAGAGATGCGGCGATTTCTTATGTAAATAGCCTTTATGCTATTATACAGAAGGCTAAACAATAATGGGTTTTCAAAAAGGACACAAGGCTTTTGGCACGAAAGAAAGTTACATAGCAAGAGGCAAGAAAATATCTCGTTCTTTGAAAGGTAGGATTATATCAGAAGCGTCCAGGTTAAAGATGAGGTTAGCTAAGCTGGGTAAAAAGCAATCTCCTGAAACCATAGCGAAACGCATAAGGAGAGGACATACCCTAACAGAAGAACACAAGAGAAAAATTGGTATGGCTAACAGGGCAGTAATGATTTCAAAGGGATGCCGACCAGATTTAGACTATTCTGATGATTGGACTATGACCCTTAAAAGAGCAATAAGGGAAAGAGATAACTATGTTTGCCAAAGATGTAATGCTTTGCAAGGCGACAGAGCTTTTGATGTCCATCACAAAGATTGTAATAAACACAACAATTCTCCAGACAACTTAATTACTTTATGTGTTTCTTGTCATAGGAGAATACACAATGCAATTATTAACAAAGCCAAGCAACGATAAGCGACAGAAGCCCTGCGTTTGGTGTGGTAAAAGGCCGGACAAGCTGATGCCCCGGTGTTCCAAAGGTTGAAAAGAAAGGCCCCTTAAGGACAACCTGACTGACAGCTTATTATTAACTTAAAGGAGGCCGGTAACAACCGGTGAACAAAATGGCAGACACCCAATCAGAAATATACGCACAAGCGTATAGCCGGAATATCATGCAGCTTGCACAGCAGAAGTATTCCAAACTCTTAAATGCGGTTTATATCAAATCGAATGTAAGAGGTAAGACCTTCTTCCAAGACCAGATTGGTCAATGGTCAATGTCCACAAAGGGCGGAAGAAATGTGCAAACACCCAACAACGACCCGGCATTAGCCAGGCGTATGGGAGTCATGGTTGACTATCATGACAACAGGCTTCTTGACAGAGGCGACGAGTTAAGGTCTATCTCTGACCCGAGAAGTGCTTACACTATCGCAGCAGCCCAGTCATTAGGCCGCAAGATAGACGATGTAATAATCGCAGCGTTAACCGGGACAGCTTACTCTGGCGAGACGGGGACAACTTCTAACACCCTTTCAACAACCCAGATAGCATCCGGTTCGGGTATAGCCCTTACGCTTGCGAGAGTAGCAGATGCAAAGAAGATACTTGATAACGCTGATATAGAGTCGGAAGATAGGTATATGGTTATATCTCCCGGCGCATTAGCAAACTTGCTAAGTGTTTCCGAAGCTACAAGTGTTGACTACAATGCGGTCAAGGCTTTAGTCAGAGGCGAAATTGACACTTGGTTAGGTTTCAAGTGGATTACCTCAACCCGTTTGGACAACACAGACTCAACAAGGACTTGTATTGCGTTCCATAAATACGGTCTTTGCCTTGCTATGGCTGATGCTCCGTTAGTAAGAACTGATGAGAGAAAAGATTTATCTTACTCTTGGCAGGTTTACTATGAACTGAATATCGGCGCAGTCCGTCTGGAAGAGGAAAGAGTAGTAAAGGTATTGACTGACGATTAACAATAATTCTCCTAAAGGGAGAGAAAGGAAAACATGGCTACAGTTTATTCAACAAATTTAACAAAGTATCGTGCCGGTGGTTCAGGAGATAATTATATTCCTGATGGTTATATTAAGACCGTAGAGAAGGTTTGGATTGACACCTATACAGTTTCTGGGGCAATCGCAACCACAACCTCTATCGCCATCGGTAAGGTTCCAAAGGGCAAGAAGTTGACTGATGTCGTAGTCCACCTGCCTGTGTTATCAGCTGCAGGGACGACCTCCACAGTATCCCTTGATACTGGGGCAACGACAACGGTTGCTTCTTGGGGCGGAGTGCTGTTAGCTGGTGGGGCATATTCAGTAATAACTGATACCTCAACCAACTCTACAGTCCGCTTAGGGCCTACAAAGGCGTTTGCAGAAATGCCTACGGATGTAGACCTTTACATCATGATTAATCCGGCTAACACAATCACAGCTGGAACAATCAAGACCATTATTAAATACACCTAATAGTGGGAACAACGGGGGCGGGGGAAACCTTGCCCCCTCAATTAAGAGGTAACTATGGCTGTTACTAAGACTTCACTTATAAACAAAGCTCTTACTTTAGTAGGGGCAAATCCCATAACCAACATAGATGACGATACTAACAACGCAAGGATAGTCAACAGGGTCTATGAGATAGCCCTAAAGTCAATACTTTCAGAGTGCAAGTGGAACTTCGCTACCAAGAGGGCGCTCTTAGCGCAGGTCTCAACAACTATGCCCTGGTATTATACAAACGAAGCCTATGTCTATGACCGTCCTTCTGATGTAATAAGGATATTCGGCTCTAACGACGACGACGCAACCTGGAGAGAGGAAGGGGATTATATTATCTCTGACACTTACGGATTAGGGATTATTTATGTCGCTTATACCGACAATCCGGATAAATACCCGGCGTCTTTTACAG